CCTAAGATTGTTAAACCTTTAATAGCTCCTATGCAAAAGTATGGAGCTAGCGTTGCGGATGATATTGTAAAACTTACTAGTAAATCTCCTGCTAACCAAAGTTTAATGCAAACTGTTAAATCAAAAACAGGAAATGTACTGTCAGCAACATATAATACAATGAAAGGTATGGCCGTTCCGCAAGCATATTCTATTTTAGCCAATCAAGCGCAAAATGAGATTAAAGGTGAAGGAACTATGGATAACAGGCTTCAAGCTATTAAGAAAGCGACAGATGTTATTCCTCAACTATCAAAGATTAAAGATACATTTAAGATAAGTAAAGATTTATATGATAAAGATTATGATAGTGCGGCTTTAAGAACTGTAGCTTTACTTGGTAAGAAAAATCCTTTGGTTAAATATGGAACTAAGCTCATTAATAAATTTACAAACACTGATTTAGTTAAATCTGCGCCAGAAGCAGCAGAGAGCGTCAAAGGCAAAGTTATTGAAGGAATTAGCACACTTAAGCAAGCAGTTCTTCCAGAATACAAACAGATTGCTGGAAATAGATATGGAGGATACAGAAAAAAACTTAGAAAAAAGAAACGCAAGTGATATATAATAAAGACATATCCAAAAACTTATATGTATGTGATATTACTTGTATAATTAACTATTTTTGTAAAAAATTAATATATAGATTATGATAGAACCAGGAGAAGAAGGCATCGGTTTGGATGATATTTCATTTGACGATGTTATTACAGGAGGATCAGAAAGCTCAGAAGTAGCAGATGATCTCGCAATAGACAACCCAAGTGATGAAGCTGAAGAGCTTGACGCGGATGCAGAAGAATTAGAAGAGTCTGAAGACGTAGAGGAAGAAGAGGAGTATGATAACGAAGAGGATGAAGACGAAGACTACGACGAAGATGAGGATGAAGATGATGATAGAGAGCCTGTAGCTAATACAGTAGTATCTGAAATATTAGATCAGTTAGGATACGAAACTGATGAAGAGTATGATGATACGACAGAAGGTTTGTTAGCTATGACTCAAGATGTAGGAAAACAAATTGCAGAAGATCAGTTAGATAATCTGTTTGAAAACTTTCCATTAGTTAAAGATCATCTTGAATACGTTCTTAACGGAGGAGACTCTCAAGACTTTATGCAAGCTTATGATCCTAATTTGGATTATGGTAAGGTTGAGCTTGCAGAAGACGACGTAAGAAGTCAAAAAGCTATTTTGTCTGATTACTTTGCTACAAAAGGTCACGAACAAGAGTTTATAAATGAACTGCTTGAGGATTACCAGGATAACGGCAAGTTATTAGATAAAGCAAAAGCTGCACAAGGTGCACTGTCTAAGATGCAAGAGAATAGTAGAGCTCAGCTAGTACAGCAGAGAAAAGCAGAAAGACAACAGCAACAAGAGCAGCAAGAAGAATTTTGGAATGGTGTGTATGAAACTATTGAAGAAACAGATGAGTTTGCAGGCATTACGGTTCCAAAGAGAGAGAAAAACAAATTTTTTGAATATCTCTCTCGACCAGTGTCACAGGATGGTAGGACACAGCGAGATTTAGATCACGCAGGAGCAGAAATAGAAACTAAACTCGCGATTGATTATTTAATGTACAAAGGTTTTGATTTATCAAAATTGGTAGAGAAGAAAGCTAAGACATCAAATGCTAAATCGTTAAGAGACAGAATTTCTAGAAATGAAGAGCGAGTTAAAAGCGCACGAAAAGCGTCAAGGCGCAAGAGTAAGCAAGTAGACTTAGATGATTTAGATCTTAACTTTTAATTAAAAATGGCAATTTTAAAATGCAACTTAACTTAAATAAAATTAGATAATTATGAGCTTAACAGGAACAAATATAAGCGTTCAAAAGACGTTTTATAATGATTCACAAATGACAGACATGAACAGTCTGGCAAATGCTCTTTTGTCAAAACCAACTGAACTTTCTCCGATTATCACACACTTGTCTGGTAAGGATGATAAGCGTTTCCCATTATCTTTCTTAACTGAAGGAGCTGGTAACGTTCAATCAATCGACAGATTAGAGTATGAATATCGTGTGGCAACCCACAAATTGAGAACTCGTCCATTGGCTGTGACAAATGCGGGCAGTAACTTAGGACAAGGAGGATCAACTTTTACGTTGGTATTCCCTGATAAACGATTTGTATTTCCTTACGTATTAGTAAACTCTGCGGGTGAACTAGCACGTATTATGAAAGAACCTACTCCTTATTCAGCAGGAACAGGTTGGGAATACACTTTACAATTAGTAAATCCAGCGGCAGCTACAGTATTAACTTCAGGTTTTACTGCAGGTGATCTTTGGGCACAACTATATGCTCCAGTAGGTGTTGACTTCTCTAGAGGTAACGCTTCTAACTGGCAAGCACCAGGTAAAGTGAGAAACAAAATTACTACAGTACGTAAATCTTACCACATGTCAGGACATGCTAAGGATTATGTAGCTGAGTTTACTTTACCAACTAAAGGTGGTGGTTCTACTAACCTTTGGATGGATTATGAAGAGTATCAGCACATGCTTGACTTTAAAGAAGAGTGTGAGATGTACTACTGGTACGGACAAAAAACTTATGATGCAAACGGTAACACGTTTATGAAAGATGAGAATGGACAGCCTGTTATTGTAGGTCCTGGTTTATTCGAGCAGATCGTAAACACTGATACCTATTCAACTATGACTGAAACTAAGTTGAAGAACATCATTGGTGATTTATTCTATCAAATGACAGATGCTAATCAAAAGCAAGTTACATTGTACACAGGTACAGGTGGAGCTCGTGAATTTGATGAAGCACTTAAGTCTCACTTCTCGTCTAACACTTTCAAAGTAGGTGGTGAGAATAGATTTATAACAGGTAGCGGACGTAACTTAGGATTGACTGGTTACTTCACTACTTACGAGCACGTGGATGGACACGTAATCAATGTGGTTAAATTACCATTATTTGATCATGGTCCTGTTGCACAGGCTCGTGGAAAGCACCCAGTTACTGGTTACTCATTAGAGTCATACCGTATGGTATTTGTTGACCAGTCTAACTATGACGGACAAGCTAATCTTACAATGATCTCTAAGAAAGGTCGTGAGATGATGCGTTGGTGTGTTGCAGGTTCTGTAGTTCCTAGAGGTTTCTCTGGCTCAGACGCAAGAGCATCAGACGTTGATGGTGCAAGTGTACATATGTTGAAGACAGCGGGTATCTGCTTACGTAGATTTGATACTTCGTTGGATATTCAATGTGTAGCTTCCTAATTTAGGGAGTTAAAAGAGGCGAGCATTCGCAAGTCTATATATTGGTTTTTGGTTGAGGTCGTGGGGGCTTAGTGCCCCCACTTCTTCTATTAAAATATTGGAGAGTTATACTTTACATCCACTAATTAACACTTTAAAAGTACTAGATTATGAGTAAAAAAGTTTATTTACGAGCAAAATCGATTAACAATCATTTGCCAAAGGAAATTAACGCAAGCGCTATTAGAAGACTAAGCAGCGTGTATGTAAATCGACAACCACTAAAACCTTTTAGTCCGCAAGACGAGAAGAAGTATTTAGACGGTATGTTAGATGTAGATGGCGGTCACATGGAGTGGCCAAAACACACCAAAAAATTCTGGTCGGAATTTACCATACCAGTAGGCTTTGAAGGTGTAGAACTAGAAGTAGGAAAGACAGAAGATGGATCTCCTATTGACATTACGGATTTTATCAAATATAATTTTGCATTGAAGCATCCTCACGTAGCATTAACAGAAGAAGAAATGAACGCAGATTCAAACAAGCGTTTTTACATTCAAGATCTGGCTAAGAAGGATATGAAGCGTAATAATGATATTCAGGTTAAGAAAGATGCTGACAAGGCATTTATCAAAGTATCTACTGATGAAAAACAAATGCGAAGAGTGTTTAGACTATTAGGAAGTATTGATCCTAAAACTTTGACTAGAGAACAAGTAGAAAACTTACTCTATGATATTAAGGAAAAATCACCTAAGAAGTTTATCAAAGTATCTCAAGATAAGCACTTAGAACTGAAAGCAGAAATCGAGACAATGGTATCTGCAGGAGTACTAAGAAAGATAGGTAACCAAGTTATCTTTATTGATGAGGTATTAGGAGAAACAATGGATGACACTGTTATACACCTGAATGACAAAAAGAACTCAGGAAAATTAACTACTTTAAGAGCAAAACTTAAAACACTAGCATCTTAATGAATGTAACTGAAATGCATATAGCTGTACAGCAAGGAGTGGATAAGATTAATTCACTCCAAGCTGACAGTTTGCTATCCGAAGAGATAGACATTGAATTAAACAAAAACATGTTTAGGTTTATTAATACCAAGTATGGTAGAAATAACCTATACAGAAAAGGATTTGAAGAATCCCAAAAAAGAATAGATGACTTACGTACGCTTGTGCGCGAGTATGAAGCTCCTGTATCATTTAAGGAGCAACTAAAGACAAGAATATTTGTTGACACATTTCAATTACCAAATGATTATATGTACTTGGTAAATCAAATGTCAAAGCTTTGGATTAATAATTGTAAAACAATATCATACAACTTAGTTAATCCACCAGCAATTTCGTTCTTTACATTAGATTTAAACAACTTTGTACTTAATAACCAGCTTGGAGATTCTACAGCATTTGTACAAAGTATAGAAATGGTAGCAGACATTACAGGCACAGATCCTACATCTGCTTCAATATGGAGTCCATCAGCTACATTACTAGCTACAGGTTGGACGCCAGAATCATACCCGTCAAATATAGAGTCGGTAAAACAAGATATGTTAGATAATCCAGGAGCTGGGTTTAATATATATTGGGAAGAATATGAAACACTAAACTTTCCAGGACAGTTTGTAATTATTGTAGATACAGATCAGCATGACTGGTTTAACTATGATTTATCTGCAGGAAATGTTAGCCATGCAGTAGGTAATCCTGCATCAACAGCTCAATCGCAGCCTGCACAACAAGCAGGGCAGGTTATGGATACAACATATTCTGAAAGAAGAGAGCCACTATCATATTCTGCAAGAATACAAGAGGGAAATAGATTCTCTCAACAAGACGACATATTTAAGCTTTTAGATGACCCGTTTAATACAACAAAGCACACTTCTCCATTAACAACAGTGAGAGGTAGATCTATAGACGTATACACTAGTGATATATTTATAATAGATACGCTAAAAATAACGTACATCAGAAAGCCACAAGAAATATCCTTACCTTTGGGGGTAAATTGCGAATTACCAGAGCATACACATCAAGAAATTGTGTCTATGACGGTAAGTAGCATTTTAGAAGCTATCTCTGATCCAAGATATAAAACAGCGATTGGAGAAGTTACAAAGAATGAATAATTATTAATAGCGGCATAGCCGCATAAATTTTAAAAAAATGGCAAGACAATTGTTAATTGGAAACGATGTTGCTAGAAACTACACAGCTAATGTGTTAGACAATAAAGCAATTGATGTCCAAAAATTAAGCTCTGCAGGACCAACTTCGTTGGTAGCAGGCGACGGAGTAGCAGACTCTGATCAAATTCGTATTGTACAAGGTACTGGTAGCGCAGCTATCGTATCTCCTTGGTTCTACGGAAAAGACGTAATTGCTTGGGGCGGTAAAAGCGCTGCAGCTCAAACTGCAGAAGTTGCTGTAGCAACATTTACTGGATCTAACGCAGCAGCTATTGCAAACTATACACTTAAAGTTATAAACTTAACTAACGGCCTTGAGCCATTTGAGTTTAAAAACTATGAAGTAGAAATTGCAGCTAGTGCAAACGTAACTGCAATCGCAGGTGCTTTTGTAACAGCTATTAACGCTGACCCAGCACACTGGATGAAAGTAACTACACCAGCATCAAACGCTTCAGGAGTTTTATCTGTTATAGGTTTGAAAAAAGGTGAGACTAAAGCTGACGGCTCTGTACAAGAAGAATTAGCTCACATGAGCTTTGCTTTTGAAACAGACGTAGATCCAGATCCTACTTCAATAGCAGTTACTTATTCAGCTGCAGGAGATAGAGGTGTAGGTGACGGTTTCTATATCAGAGAAATGGAAGAAGAGTTAAGAGGTGCAAACTATGGTTTTTACAACCGTATTCAGCAGCCTAATACTCCTGATGCAACTTCTGTAACTGCAACTGCGTACGACATGTACCACATTGTAGCTACAAAAGATGGTTCTTCATCTTCTCAGATTCACGGAGTAGATAACTTAATCGAAATTTACATTGCATTTGATCCAACTACAGCTGGTAATACTCAATTATTAGAGTCACAGTTGAATGGATATATGGCTAGTGTAAACTTTGCACCAGTTAATCTATAATTATTAATCCTTTAAAAATAAATTCAAATGGCTTTATTAAATAAAATAAATGTTGTAAGCGGATCTTCAGGAGCCCTTACATCTACAGGAGATTACTCTTTAGGAGTAACTTTACCAGCTGGAGCAAAAGTACTTCATGTATACTTTGATGAAACTACTAACTGTGCTACTTCAGCTTCAGGTACTGTACAATTACAAGCTGCAGGAGCAGAAGGTGATGTTGCTTTAACAGCTGCAATTGCTGCAGGATCTGTAGCAGACGGAGAAGTTGCCGTAACTAATGGTTTCTCTATCATTGAAGCATCTCCGCTACAAATTACTGTAGCAACAGGAGCTTTAACTGCAGGAGCAATAACTGCTTACGTAGCTTACGTAAACGGACCTGACGCTTAATAGCGTATAATCACATAAGACTCACAGGGGACTAGTTTCCCCTGTAGGTCTTTTTTATAAAATTTAAAACAACATGGCAATAAATACATCCCAAACAGCAGATTGTAATAAAGTTATAATCACTGTTACAAATCCACAACCTACAGCTTCTCATGAAGTAGTGGTAACTGGTCCTAAAGGATCTGTTAACTATATATTTCCAGGAGGACTAGACAATATAAGAATTGTAACAATAGAAGAAGCTGGCGGAGGTAATGGTGTATTTGTTATTGACCATATTGTTGATGGAGAAATATATGCAAAAACAGCAGTGCTAATGGCGTGCGATGTTTTATGCTGTATTGCTCACAAAATAGAAGAACTATTAGACTGCGACTGTGACTGCAACAAATGCTCTCCGCATTTTGTTGAAGCACAAAAAATATTTTTATTACTAAAAGTAGCAGAGTCAGAACTCGCTACTGTAGATACAGAAGGTACTATAGATCAAATACAAGCTGTTATCGACAATGCAAAAAGAAAATATCTAACAGCCCAAGACATGTGTGCTGGGCATTGTGGATGTAACTGTTAATTATGGCAAAGGTACTACAGACTTTTTTATCTTTTAAATACTTTCAAGATGCGGCAGGAGTAAACTATCTTATAGTTAATTCTTCTGGAGAAAACCCTGTTATATCTTTAACGCCTTCAGGTAGTATTAGAGTTAGTTCAGAGACTAGGCAGGTTTTAAGAGATGGTACTAACGAGATAGTACAAACTTATACTGGTTCAGGAGACGTAACAGCTCTTTTTAATAATAAGGCTACTACACAAATATCTATAGTAGAGCCATCATCTGCAGAAGCTTTATCAGTTCCTTTTGGAAGCTTACAAAGATCTTTTTCATTTGATGTTGCATCTGGTAGTGATACTGGATATGATATTTCTGACGCCTTATACTATGACAAAACTGTACATAAACAGCTTGTAATATTTCCAGAATCTAGAAACCCACATTTAGATACAAGCTCAAAAACAGATTTTTACTATTTATCTACAGGAAGTACAGCTTATATAGCTTCTAGTGATTTACAGAATCAGTTTTTAAATAGTATTAAATATACAAACAAAGGATCTGAAACAGGAAACTTAGGTAAGGTTAGAGGTGGCTTTGATGACAATAGTTCATTATTATTTACTTGTACTCCAGAGATAACAGGCACAAGCCAACCAAAAGTAAGAGGTGGTATTGTATCTGTACAAATGCAGCCTAGAGATCTTATCATGAACCCTGTGTGTTTAGATCCTACAGCTTCAAATTACTATTTAACAGGATGTGTTAATGAACAGCTTCCTTGTACAGATTCTGTAGCTCTTACTCATGCAAATGACTGTGATGGTATTGCTCTTACATCGCATAGACTTAATACCTATGTTAATGTAAATGGAGGATGTTGTGAATATACTACTGGTTGTGATGGATATGCAGTATCTATAGGAGCACAAACTCCAGCAGATACAGATACAGCTAATGGTACTATTGATGTTACAGTTACAAATGGTACTACAAACTATTCAGCTACTATACAAGCTATAAGCTTAGATAATTCTACATTAACATATACTACAAATACTGTTAATAGTATATCTACAGATACATTTACTATTAGTAGTTTATTTCCAGGAATATATTCTGTTTCAGTAACAGACTCTACATCAGGAACAGCTTGTACAGCTGAGTCGACTTTTATAATTAGAGAAGATATATCTGATGTAGATGGAAGTTATGGTTGTAAGACTAACGTAAGTGCAATTAACTACGATAATAGTGTTAGCACTGATTATGGGGACGCTTGTGTATTTTGTAACGCTACAACAGGTCTTTTAGAGTCAGGTGCTGGTAGATTTTTACAAACACTAGGACCAGCTTTTGTAGAATTGCCTGGAGGATCTCCAAATACAGCTGCAACATCAGACCCTGCAGGTACATCTCTTAGTGATGGTGCAATTACTTTTGCAGGATTTGATTTTGCTGGATCGTATAATGTTTTACCTGCTCCAAATAATTTAGATTTTAATCCTGCATCAGAGTTTACTACTAGTAATCAAGCTAGCCCAATTGACTATAGGTTATATAAAACAAATATGTATTTAAGTCCTGCAACTGTACAGGCGTATATAGATGGAGGGCAAAGCGGGCTCACCTTCGTTGCTAATAACTCTACCTTAGTTACTACAGTAGCAACTACTGGAGGAGCTTATACATTTACAGGTCTTGCAGCAGGTAATTATTATGTTGTAGCTGTTTATGATAATGATGGTACTCAGGATGGGGATGATGAAGTAGAACAGTGTTATACAATTAGTAGTTACATAGGTGTAGGTCAAAGTGGTTGTACTAGTCCTGACGCTCCTAACTATAACGCTGATGCTGACTTTGACGATGGATCATGTTTTGTTGACGGAGAGACAGAAGATTGTGAGCCAGGTATTAGATTTGGACTTGAAGCAAGTTGTAGTCCACAATACGGAATTGTAGATATAAAATTTACAAATTTCTTTGCCATGAACCCTGGTGTATTTGACGCTGGAGTTAATGGATTTACTGTCGATGGAGGATATTATAATGGACAGTTTGTTAATGGAGGGTCGTCAACCTCGGCTACTACT